TCTTTGTTCCCATGCGGCATATTCTAACCATCGCCTTTCATTTTGAAGTTTTTTTGGGAATAATAAAAATGCTTTTTTTATTCTTATATCTCCAACCTTTGGGTCTTTCTTTATTGTTTTTTGTTTTATTTTAAATCTCATTTTAATATTGCCTCAATTTTTTTATGTTTATTTAATTGTAAATAATCTTTACATATATTTTTATTCTTATATCCCATGAAGTTGAAGTCCCCACCTTTTAAATTGGGGTCTCCATTTTTACAACAATTAAAATATGGACAATTAAAAGTATAACATTTTTCATATTGTTTAATATCTTTTTTAATTTCTTCAATATCATGACAATCATAATCTCTAGTCCACATTTTATTTTTCCAACATTAATTCTTCGTCAAATATATCAATAAAATTGTGGACAATTTCGGCCACTCCTTTCTTGGTAACAATATATTCCTGATTTTTATTATCTGGTTCATATTCAAACGATAATTTATATCTATTTTGTTCCACTCTTTCAACTTTACAGAAATATTCTTTCCGTAAAATAGAACTAGCTTTTGCAAATGTTAATTGTTTTGTCATTTTAAATCCTTTGTAATTTTTTAAATACTTCATCTTTTGGAAGTGGACAATTTTTAATCCATTTCATATTTGGTTTAACTTTCCATAATTTTAGATCAATATCTCCAACATCCACCCCTTCAAAAATATTAAGACGCAATTGTTTTTTACGTTTACCGAGATAATCAAAAAGGTGAAGGAATTTTTCCATGAAATCATTTAATTTTATAAAAGGTTTAACATCTTTTTGTTCGTGTAAAGTAAATGTTATACCGTCCACGCATGACATAACTTTTATCATATCATCAATATTATCACCCTTTGCGGTATAAACATAGATGGGAGCATCTTTATTTTCTACCCGAATTCTAATTGCAATTTGTTGTATCAAATCGGGTTCTAACAATGGCTCGCCGCCAGTTAATAAAATCTCAGAATATCCTTTATAACTATTATTAGTTTCAAGAGTATCAAGATCCCATCCTTTATTACAACATTTTATACATTTTCTATTACATTTTTTAAATAATAATAATCTTAATTTCATTTTAGTATCGCCTTTATTTTATTATATCTAACCAGCCTTTCTTCCCTATCCAGTTTTAATAAATTTTTTATTGATGGAATTTTTATAGTTGGATCTATAATTGGATTACAAATAGTTAAATCCATCCCCCTTATGGGGCAATCAGAACATCTTATATGACATGATCCTTCATTATGGATAATTGTTTTTAATATCTCTCTACCTTTGGAATTTAATTTAATTTCATCCATTCATTATCGCCTTAATTTTTATTCGATTGTTGTATATCTTGAGCAACATACTGTCTGGTATTGTCCTCGAACAATCTTTATCTCCTTTAGATTGTAAAGGACAATCATTACAATTGTCGCCAAGCGATTTACATTGCCAGTAACCACTTGAGGTACAAGCCCAATCTATATTTTTATATCTCAGTTTAATCATTTAATATTGCCTTAATTTTAACATACTTTTTAGATCGTTTCAATACATTTTCAAAATCGCCGAACCCATGACAGCTGTCAAAGGGACAAATCGAGCAATTCATCCATCGGCAATGCTCATCTTTTGCAATTTTTTCATACATTTGTTCTTTGGTATAAATCTTATTCATTTTAATATTTCCTTGGCGGGACATTTATCCATTCTGAATATCCGTTTTTAATTCTTTTTGTAATTTACCACTTTTATTCGTAGCAAAATAAGTACCAATAGCAGTCAAGACAATTAATAATATATTATGTTCCCATATACTAACTAAAAATAATATGAAAAGTATATTAGCGAGCATGGCATATAATAAATAATTTAATTTTGGATTTTTCAATTTAATATTTCCTTAATTTTATATAATTTATCCAATTTTTTATCTAGGAAATCAGTATTACATTCATCTGCTATTGGGCAAATAACGCAATGATTTTCAGTTTTATTGATATTAGGACAATCCCATTGTTTTAAATCTTTACAGTACCCAAAACAAATATCGTTATATATTACTTCTTTTTTCAATATCGGGGTTAGTATTGCTTTAATTTTTTCTTGTTTATCCCGATATTTTTTCACACCGATAGCATAACAAATATTAGCGGGAACTAAATCTGGAATATCATCATTTTCTGCGTCCCAATTAGTTTTACTCGAAAAAGGACACTTATCACATGACACGCTTTCATTAAATATTGCCATACAATGTTTCCGCTCGATCATAAAAGCCTTTGTCAATTTTTTCATTTTAATATCTCTTTTATTTTTTTTTTCTTTTTAATTCTGTTTAGTAAATTAGTGGACATTTCAAAAACTTTATCAGTTGGTACCCACATGTTATCATTACATAAATCATCAAGCCTTAATGGGCATTCACGACACTGAAAAGGCACGTTGAAACAACTACCGCCAGCAGAGAGTAAAGCTTTTAATTTTTCTATTTTATTCATCTTAAAATTAAGTCCACTTTATATTCTTTTTCTTTTTGTAATAAATATTTGTTTACTTCTTTTGCTCCCCATGACCTATTACAGTTACTTTTCAAAATTTTATTATTGTTCCCATTATATCGGCATTGATAGCACATTATATTGTCGCAATAATAAAAACTTTCATGGCTTTTATCAAGTAGTTTAAAAAATTCTTTTCTATTTAACATTTCGTTTGTCCATTATATATTTTGAAATTCCTTTAAGAATTCCCATAATAATAGATACAATTATAATGGATTCCCATGTTAAAAATTCTTGATATAAAAATATCTTAAATATCGCCCATGAGATGAAGGATGTTATTCCCGATCCAATAGTATGTATTATGTATTTTATCATTTTTGTATTTGTATTGGATGGGAGTCGAACCCAACCAATACTGATTTAATTTTGGGTTAAAGTTTACTCTTTAACGTCTGACATAAAATCATCGAACTGATCGTCAATGGTTTTAGCTGGTTCTTGTTCTTCCTCAACCACGGGAGTATCGTCCATAATATCTTTTACAGATATTTTCTTTTTGGACTTTTTAGCCTTAGGTTTTGAAGCGCCACCAGATTTTTTAGCAGCTTTTTTGATCGGCTCACCCGATTCTTTTTGCTCTTTTTTAATCTGATCTTTTAAAGCTTTATTCTCAGCCTTAATTTTAGATTTTGTTGCGACTTCATCCGCAATCAAACTTTTTAACGGAGTAGGATCGCCGATAACGTGCATAAAGACTTTACGTCCTTCGCGTTTTTCTTCAATTATTCCGTCCCAATGAGGTTTAATTTCCTTATGGATTAAACGTCCACAATGAGTTTTCCAACCTAAATTGGTACTGATGATTTTGTAAGAGGTTTTCTCCCCAACATTTAATTTGGTAATTTCGTCAATTACTCTTGATAATGTACTCATATTAATTTTCTCCTTTTTAATATAATTCTAATTTGATAGCATTCTATCGGTTATTTCTTTGGTATATTTTTTAAAATCAGGAACACTCATACCAAATTTATCTTTAATAATTTTGACATGTTTTCCGTTCACCATCCAACTTCTTACAGTTTCGATCTTAAGTCTATTGACAAATTTGTCAATTTTTTTTAAAAGTTTTTCGTCTAATTTCATTTTGTTTCCTATCTTAATATCGCTTTAATTTTTTTAATTCTTTGGACTTTCTTTTTGAGATCGCCGTGAAGACGTTTGATACATTCTGGGCCGATGCCATATTCCAGACTTTCTGGAGTAGTCAATCTTTTGCCACATTTTCCACATTTTCCTTCATGTCGAATTTCATATCCTTTAGGAATATCGGTCGCTCTATCAATAGTTTTGAGAGCCCAATCAAGGACTTTATATTCAATACTATTATACTGAAAATTTGATTTTATTCCAGTAAAGACTTTGTTTTTTTCAGGATTATAAATTCCAATGTATTTATAATCAAACCAATTTTGGCCTTTTTTAACCATAGCGAAAAAGAGAGTAGTTTCTTTCCCATTCTCTTTAAAAACTTTTTTGTTTATTTTGTAGGTAAAATATTTACCTTGTGGGTTGTTAATAGTAAAAACTGCTTTCCCAGCTTTAATAAATTCTGATGTTATCATATTAAAATATCCTTAATTTTAGTAATTTTAGAGAATTACAATCATCTCTTTTTATTGGATAAAAAAGAGAAGAATTTAATCTCATTTTTTTGATTGATTTTTTTGTAAGAAAAAATAACCCCAGACTGCTAGCACTTTTATACACTTCTAAAATTTTTCCGACGTGATCTTTGTACCAAAAATCAATTTTACTTTTATGGGATTTTATCTTTATTTTCAACAATATTTCCTTCAATTTTGGGTTATTTTCTATGACATATTATATCATGTGAACCGACCCAGATCAAGGAAAATTCGACTTTTTTTCATTTTTTCAAAAAAAGTGAAATTTGTGTCATTTTGACACATATGTCCGAATTCGGTCAAATTTGACTAAATTTCGTATATTTCACTAAATTCCTTGAATTTCCCATATTTCTTATAATTCAATTATCATGAATTTTGGCTGATCATAATCAGATCCAGCATTTATCATACCACATCCTGAAGGATGAAGTTCCTGTACTACGAGATGGGAATGTCCCATAAAATAAAAATCAAAAACATCAGCAATCATATTTTTATATTTTGGATTGGCTGCCATAGAATAATCATCTTTTATATACGAATTTCTATAAGGCAAAGAAGAAACATGGGTAATACAAATTTTTTGGTTTGTATCTTTTTCTGATTGTATCAAAATTTCTTGCAACCTTCTATGAGCATTATTCCTTAGTATTTTGTTTAAATCTCTAGGGGGATTATTTGGTATTCTCATCCAGTCATTTGATGGTGGATTAGTATTTGAATACCATCCGTTGAACCCGTAAAATGATATGTTATCTTTAATATATGGATTTCTTTCTAAATAATGTATATCGTATTTTTTGAACATTTCAAGATGATATTTCTGTACGTCTTCCAATGATAAAAACTGTTGTTCTGCGTCCCATAAATCATGGTTTCCAGTTACTCCCAAAATAGGCTTGTCGATATAATTTCTGAATAATTTAAGTACAGTTTTCCATTGTGATTGTTTATGTGATATCCAATCTCCGCAATGCACAACTATATCATAACTATTATGATCTATTTCCTTTAATTTTTTCTCAAGGATTTGGTATGTTTTTTGTGAGAATCCCATATGGGAATCAGTTGTTAATAATATTTTCATCTTATATCACGCAATATAAATTTACTAGTTCCTCATATTTTGGTTCTAATACATCATAATTATCTAAAAATTCTTCTGGCATTATATTTATAATTCTCTTGATATTGTATGGAGATTTAATATTGCACCATTTTCTATGTTTAAAAGTATGGGCATAAAACAATATATAAGCATTAGCATTTTTGATATATTCATTAATGGGAATTGGTAATTTCCATTTTTTAATATTTTTAACTGCTCTTTTTTCACAATCTAATTCCATATCTCTTACCAATTTTCCAGACCTTATAGCAATGCTCTTCTCAACTCTTTTTCCTTCGACCCATTTAAAATAAGTCTGACAAGCATCTCCTTTCTTACTATATAAAGATTTTAATCTCGCCCACGGTTTGGCTTTTTCTAACCATTGTTCCATATGAGAAAACTCATGTACCAAAACTCCCAACCACCTTTCAGTTTGTTTTTTAGTGGCAACAGCTAATTCTCTTTGTCCTGTTATTTCTGAAAAATAACCACTGACCATACAGGGATTTTTTTCATCAGGATCTCCATCAACTAGTTGATCATCATATTCTAATCTTAAAGACACATTATGTTCCAAACAAATTGATGTAACATGTCCCAAAAACTTCTTAATATTCTGGTTCATAATCTTTACACCAAATTCCAAAATCTGTTAGCCTAGTTAATATCCAAGGGAGATCACTATTCTGTTCAGATTCTTTTAATGCCAGATTGGCATCTTCAATATCATCGAAAAAATATCTTATTTTTTCATCAAAATGCAAGATCCAATAATTCTCTGGGTTCTCGCCTATATAATTTACACTCATTTTTTATCCTTCTACTATTTTTAATGATAATGTCTAAATTCACAATAATCATATTCAAAATCTTTTTGTTTTAATTTCCTAAAATGTACATGGGTATTATCTCCACAAAAAGCTTCATACATTAATAAAATATTTTTAGCCTCTTGTTCATTAATATGATCAGACTTAATATGTCCGTTTGATATTTCCTTCAAAATTATCATAACTAATTTATGATGATCGCTAAAATCTATTTTTCCTTTTAATTGGAAAATTTCAGTCATCATCATATTTAAACGATTTTCAACCAGTTCCAACAATATATCGCTGAAATGCATATCGTTCTCCTTATACCTATTTATAGGTTATTTAACCTATAATAGCTTTTATTTTGTCCTTTTTATTAATCTTTTCTTTTAATAAATCAATAAATCTTTTTGGACTTTCTTTTTTTGCATGGGCAATTTGCATATTCTGATAATCTATCATAGTAATATCGCACTTCATTTGTGAAATTTTACCTTTTATAATCAAATTATAAATATTAAATCCATTAATTGCTACTACAAAAAAATACAGCATCGACGAGACTGTAAAATTTTGTATCCATATATTACCAACTGATAATAAAACTACAATAGTTGGGAATATATAAAAAAGTTTATCAAATGTTTTTTGACATTTTTTACTTTTATCATCATCCATCCATCTCTTTTTATGTTTCATAAAATACTTTTCTATCTGTTTTTCGGTATATTTTCTTTTCATTTTATTTATTTGTTATATAAAAACTATTATCAGTTGTTATAAAATATATTCCATAAGACCATACTCCACTTGATAATATCTCAACGACTTGATGTTTATTTGGATTGATTAAAATTCCTTTTACATCGGCATCTTTAACTGTCCTAACATCGTCATCGGAATCAAAAAATATCTGCTGTTTTATATCACCGTTTTTCAATTCAATTATATCATGATTTACTTTATTAGAAATTTTATCTACATTATTGCATCCTACTATCATCCATATCATCAATAAACTAGTCATTGCTCCACCAATGGGAACTAATGACCTATAATCTGTTTCGGCACAACCAGCAATAAACATTATTATTCCTACAAATATTGTTAATCCTAATATTATATCCATTTTTAATCTCCTAATATGGTTCTTAAACAAACCATTAATATTTTATTTATTTTTAATTTTTTTGGATGAGTGCCTAATTCGTCCACTATCCTTCTACATTCTTTTTTCACAAAATCCAATGATTTTGTAATAGCAGTATCCCCATAATGTGAGGTATCAAATCCTATCCAATGGTTACCGTCTTTGGTTTGCTCAAAAGTACAACCACCATGGATATTTAATTCTATATAACCTTTTTGTTCATAATCCATTTCATAAAAAATTTTATTTTCCCATTTATGTCCTTTGGGAATTAAAATATATCCGTTATAATTGGACATCATACGTCCTGACCAATCATTTTTGTAGTATTCTAATTGGTACATTTTATAAGTATCAATTATACCTTTATCATGTAATTTTTTCATTTTAAAATCGCCTTAATTTTTGAGGATTTTAATTTCTTTATATCCAATACTAATTCTAGCCCTAATTGGCCAGCGGCATAATTTACATGTTCGCTAGTGGTATGGGAATATTTTACATATTTTGGGTAGTAAACTAAATATCGTTTGTCTACAATTCGGGCAACTGGGGTATCATATGAAAATACGATTCCATTATGATATTTTAAATTTTTTGTATGTCTCACAAAACTTCTCATTTTGGGCAACTCCTTCAATTTGGGCATTTATAATGCTTTTTTTCATTACTATATTATATCATTAGAACCGATCCAGATCAAGCTTTTTATTGAATTTTTTTAATACGGATTTAACACCCAGAGAAGCCGCCGGAAAACGGATCGACCCCTATTTTGATACGGTGTAACTTTTTGTGGATACGAAGCTCATGATGTAGTAGCGGTGTTAAATGCGGGGTAATCTTTTTGGAATGGCGCACAGGCCTTTTAATAAAACACCGCATTAGAACTGTTACTTTAATATATGGGCAATTTTGATTTTTTTGATTTCGTTATGGGTTAAATCTTTTAAACGATTTTGTACCGAATTCTTAACATACTTGCCAAATGGGATAAAACATGGATCTTGCATTGGGCAAACATCACAATCAAATGTATATGGCCCACAATCAAAATCTATTGATAATAAATGTTTTAGTTTTTGTAATCTAGTCATCCAATAATATAGATAGAATTTTCTTTTTCTTTTCCAGCTTGTCTCTTTGGATTTTTAAGAAAATTCTACATATACTTCCGTTTTCATTTGTCTTATTATGCCTTGATGATATATCACATATTTCTTCATCGGTTAATATATAAATATTATTTTTTTCATAATTCTTACACTCTTTTATATAAGGGCATTTCTCATAACTCATGCCCATATTTATATATGAGTCTTAGGAATAATCTTTAATACTTCTGAAGAACCATCCACTATATATTAAACACAATGATGATACAAGCCACCAAAAATCGTTCAACCATAATCCATAAATCATATTCATTTTAAATAATGATAATGATATTAATCCAAACCCAATAAGGGCTCTTAATAATGCGACAATTCCTGACATTGCTGGGGATAGTTTTTTATTCATTTTTTAATATCTCTTTTATTTTAATTCGATTCAATATTTTCTTTGCCATGGGCTTTGCATGATGACCTGTATGATAATTTGCATTATCATCAAATTTACATTCTTTATAGACTGGACATATTTTTTCCCCACATCCAAAATTTGTAAATAGTTTGTTTTGTATATACCAACAACTAAATCCTTTTATCATTAAATTTAATATTTGCATTTCTTCGTGGAGGGTCATTTTAATATAGCTTTAATCTTTTTATTCTTTTCATAAACCTTTTTATTTTTAAAAATATTCATTGGAGTCGATTCTTTTTCTAGTAATTCAAACTCGACAACTTCACAATTCAAATTTGACCAGCCTGAGTTTCTTATATGGCCTGGGTTTGTCCATCCTTTTGATGTTACATATTTTTTAGTTTTTTTATCTCTTATTAAATAAAAGGATTTGGGTTGTTTTTTCATTTTAATATAGCCTTGATCTTCTTTTGTTTTTCTTTATATTTTTTGATGCCCCTATCATAGCATTTTCCTACTTCAGTTGATACCTTATCTTCAAAAGGACAATTATTGCATACTATTGAAAAATCATTATCATGATGACAAACACAATCGCCCCGGTCAATCATAAATTTCATAGTATATTTCATTTTAATATTGCCTTGATCTTAATATGTTTCATTTTTATATAATCTGGGCATTCTTTATGTCTTGCGCTTAGAAAATCATTAGACCAACAAGGATATAAAAGCTTAGGTTTGCTAGATAATTGTGCAATGCATCCAGTCAAATTTCCATCTTTTTTAAAATATGGACAATTGTTTTTCATTTTAATATAGCCTTGATCTTTATTCGTTTCAAATACCTTTTTGCTGTTACTATTTTTTTATTGCGTGAGTTTCTATCACTACCTTTCCCAAAAATATTAATTGATCTATAAAATTTACATATGTTATTTTTGTCACAAAAATAACATATATCACAATAACATTTTTCGGCCAAATGTTTACTCATCTTATCATAACATTTACCATCTGTTCTAATATACATTTCTAATGATTCTTGTTTTGATAATCCTTTCATTTTAGTATTTCGTCAATTTTCCATTGTTTAATAGCTTTTTTGAAAATATCCTTACATCTAGTATAGTAAACACCATTCTTTGCTTGTTTTTTTATTGCATAAACAGAGCAATTATCACAGTCAAAAAACTGTTTGGGATTATAATCATTAGTACATATTTTATAATCTTGGGCTATTTCTTTAATATTTGGGGACATTTTTTATATCTCTTCATTTCAGGATAGCTTTGATCTTCTTTTGTTTCAAATATTTTTTAACTCCAATATTATAACAATTATGAGGACCGATGGAATCACGACGAAGTTCTCTAAATGGGCATTCGCTACATTTTATTAAAACACAAGATTTTTTACCCATCATATATTTTATGCTATGTTTTTTCATTCTTTATATAAAATTGTTGCTATAACACAACCACCGCCAAGCATTCCACCGCTTGATACGGAAGTTGATACATTGATGACTTCAGTTTTATCTTTTATAAAATCATTAATTTCTTCCTGCATACCCGTATTAGTAGGGCTGCCATCAAATGCCAAAATTTCTGTTTTATATATTTTCTTTTTCATTTTAATTACTTCAATTTTTCTATTTCTAGTTTAATTTCTAATTGTTTTGTTTTTTCTTTTTCAATCTTAACTTGGTTCATACCAGAATCAATAAGTTTTGCACATTGTCCAATACCAAAAAAGAATGCAAATATAACACATGCTCCACCAAAATATGCCCAGAAGGGTCTTGTTGATTTAAAACTCATTTTATTTACTAACAAATTCTGCTAGTTTTTCGCCCAGTTTCATGATATGCAACCGTGAAAGTATTATTGTTATACTAGCCGTTGCCATATTAAACTTGACCCATTTAGGGCATTTTTTATCAAGTAATGTTATAGTGGTTATAAAAACCCAAATACATATTATTATTATATTTGAAATATCCATATATATTTCCTCCAATTTTTATTATGATATATTATATAATGAAATGGATATTAAGTCAAATTTTAATTATAATCTTTCTATTGTTTTGCCCGAGTCATTACAAGCAAATGCATTATTAAAAAATATTATATATTTGTATGTTTCATTAATAAAAGAAACAAAAATTACTTTCATAAACATTTTATTTAATTTTTCATAAGTACATTTATCTTTATCTGGGTAATATATATTATCATATTGAAAATTACCTTCTGGGCAACCCTTTCTGGTTATAATCAAATTTGATAAATCTGGAATTCCTTCACTATTTGTTATTTCTTTGAGATTTTTAAAATAAAATTTATCCTCATCATATTTTTTGATTGATTTTATATTATCTATAATATCCCAGCTATTATCATAGCTATTTCTTATTTTTAGTACCATATAATAGTACCTCCTGTCTGTCTATCTAGGCAATATTTATAGCACAAAAAAAGGGACATCATTTTAGGATAGCCTTGATCTTTTGTTGTTTCATATATGTTTTAATCCCAATATCATAACATTCAGTTGGATTCTTAATATCAAAACCATATTGTTCAAATGGGCATTTATCACATCTTATAAAAACACAAGATTTCTTTTCTATTAAATATTCAATAGAAAATTGCTTAATCATAATCGTTTATCCAAGTTATCTTCCCATGGAATTAATTGTAGATTATCCATTCGAGATATCCATTCAGGTTCTTTCTGATCAAGGAATCCTTCTTTTATTGAATAGATATGATCAACCTGTAAAGCATTAGGAACTCCGCACCTACCAGTCCGAGATAATTGTTTGAGGGAGAATTTGGATTTTTTGGTATGATTAGTTAATTGTCTGACTTTTCTTTTATACTTATCCCATGCCGATAATTGACTGTTCGGTATCCATCTGCCTTTTTTAATCATAGTTTTTTTCATTTTATCAGTTGCTTTTTTTCTGTTTTCTGGCAATTGTGATATATTATCAACTCCATATTTTTTTAATATGGATTGTTTTTGGGTTTCCCTTATTTTTTTTGATCCCATAGGAGTTTTACAACCATATTTAGACATCATAGTCGTTTCTTGTTTCTTTCTAAATTCTGGAAGATTTTGGGGGAACTTTACACCAAACTTTTTCTTATTTGTCTTAGCCCTTACATTTTTTGTATTCTTATCAATACCAGAATGCTTAGAACAACAATGTTTAGAATATCCTAGTCTTAAATCAATATAGGTACATTTTTTATTACAGGTTTCTAATCGGCAAAATCCTTCATTGGGATTTTTTAGAAATTTATCGTAGTAAGTTTTACCAGTTTGATTGGGATGTTTATATCTTAAATGACATGCAAGCCCTTTGTAGTCCTTCAATTCTTTATTGCATATATTACATTTCATAATTTTCTCCTTGTTAGAAAAATAAGAGGTAATTGTCTACTAAAACAAGGTTTCAACAAAAGGATGATCAATCCCTGTCCCTCTATATTATTTATATCTATTATACTATGGAATGGATTTTAAGTCAAATTTAGGACACAAAAAAGGGAATCCATATTGCTATGGATTCCCTTTGGGTATTACATTAAGTAATATACTTTCTTTAATCTATCCTATTAAAATAAATTATTAAAAGTTATGATACGATAATATAAATCGGAACTGTAGATATTTTCCGAGATAGCTGAACGTTCCATAAATATTATGTTCGGATTCGCACTTTCCTGATCAGTTGTTTGTTTCATACTGATAGGAATATACGGACTCCAAATAACGCCTGCATCATAAGAACTTGCGCCTTTATATCCGATAGTGGCAGTTTTGTTATTAGCAAAAATGTCAAGATAGACATTAAAACGTCCGCCTAATGTACCAATTAATGCTGTACCTGTTTGGTTAACAGGAGTATTAGTATTAACAGTACCAGCAACTGGTGCGATACCAGTAAAGCCAGGCATTTGTTCCATCATAGTAGCTACGTCAGGATGACAAATTATAAAGTTACCAGGTCCACGTAATGTAGTACGAGCAATATCATTAGATTTTCTAATAATCTCGGTATACGCAGTTCTGAACTTTTCTAATTGCCAACGACCATCAGCACTACCATTTACACTACCAACTGTACCAAGGTCAAATGAACTTGCAACAGCAGCACCATTAATAGTATCAATGATTTGACGGTCAATAGCTTGAGTGATCTCGAAAGTAAGGATGTCGATAAGTTCGGCAGCCATATCTTTTCCATGAGCAGCTTTAAGATCCTGAGCCGCTTCGATGGTATATCTTGCTTTCAATTTTCTTGTTTGAGCTTCGATAGCAATCTTCTCGATTGATAATCCAAGTTCAGAAATATCCATACCAAGTTGTTCACCAGCTAGGGTTGCAACAGGGCCTGAATAATTTTTAAGAATTGTTAAGTAAGCAACTTCGTTATCTACAACTTCAGAAATATCATTACCAGTTGTTACACCAAGTGCTTGAATAGCTGCGATATTAGCAGTAGTTACGCTAATAAGAGCTTTGTTTTCTTCAGTATATATAACTTGTGCTCCACTATCAGCAGCAAGTACTTCAGAACCAGTTGGTAATGCACCATAAGAAGTTGCATTAGCCGCTACAGTTCCAGCATCGCTTGTTCGAGCAGCAGTACTAGCATAAATTACTAATAATGATGTTACAGCGCTACGAGTTGTATCTTGAGGAGTAAAGTTCCATGATCCACTTAAATGGCCGTCTGCTTTACCACCAGCTTTAGTAGCTTGCCCACCGACAAACTTCTCAACACCACCAGTAAGTCCAGATGCTTGAGAAGAGTTACCTGAGTAACTATATCTTAATGCAAATGCATAACCAGTTGGTTGTTTAAGAGGTTGTACCCCTACTATATCTTTACCAATAAGTTGGGGAAAAGCTCTTCGGTATACAGGAATAAGGATTTGACCTAATCTTGCCATGTCACCACTAAATGTGGCTTCATTAAGATAAGTCATTTCATTATCAATCAATCGCTCGAAAAGAGCTTTTTGGTTTTCAGGTATAGCTTGTGCAGCTTTTGAGTCAACAATCTTTTTATATTGTTCTGCTAATTCTTTGTTTCTATCCATAATTTTCTCCTTTTAAATTTTATAGATATGTCATCATTTCGCCAAAATCATCATAGGCTGCAGATGCATCTCGTTCTTTGAGTTTAGTTTTTGAATTAAAACTTTCATTTAATTCTTTTTTTTCTTCGTCGTCATCGCTATCATCTTTGCTATCATCATCTTCGCTAAATGAGCTGATAGATTCTTTAAGAATGTTTAACTTTTCTTTAAAATCTTCAACGTCATCAACATCGTATGATGAAGCAAGTTCTTTCATTTTTTCTTTTTCAGTTAATGAAAGATCAGAAACGACTTCATTAAAAATGCTTAAAGCTTTACCAGCTTTTACATTCTTCTTTAATGCAATGTTTTCTTTCATTTGTTTGTCGATATCTTCTTTAAGTTTTTTATTTTCATCAAAAACTTCTTCAGATTCTTGAACATCTTCTTCTTTAATTTGATTTTCTGATAATACACCTTTTACTCCAGAAATAATCTTGTCGTACATTTCAGACTTAAGCCCGCTTTCTACTTCAAGTTTATTTTCTTTCATGTATTCATCAGATACATATTCCATGTATTCATCAATTTTATCAACTAAATATTCGTCTACATATGCAACAGCTTTTTCTTCAAGTTTATTAAGTTCTTTTTCCTTATACTCTTCAAAAAGGCCTTCCAATTCTTTAGTCTTAGCTTCAGACTTCTCAGTTATTTTAGCTTCGATAAGTGTAGATATTTTTTTCTTCACATCTTCAGTTAATAATTCTGATTCTATGTTTTCAAAAATTTTATCAATATCCATTATTTTCTCCTTTTAAATTTTTAAACATTCCCCACTTTGGGGTATTTGTAAATCGCTTTTATTCTATACGTTATTATTTATACCCAAAATTCTTATAGAATTAAATTTTATCTCTTGTTGAGTTTCCTAGTTCGCGCGGCTTTTCTGGCAGCTTTCTTTCTAACACTCTTTGGAATCTTCTTCATCCGCTTTGATCTTTTTCTAGCAGCAGCCTTGTCAATAACATATACAAACCCCATAAATCCTGCACCACCTACTTGTTGATCTAAAGTGGCTCCTTCCCTTTTCTTGATATATAAAAACTTACCAGCTTTTGTAGGATGTTTATATTGCAGGCCATGTAAGGTTTTTTGCATATCGCCTTTAGGAGCCAATCCTGGTTTGGCCAATCTAACAAATTTTTTTGTTACTGGTAATATTCTAATACCTTCGTCTAATATTTCTAATGCTTCATTAAAATTCATATTAATAATTTCTTGTCAAATCTGGTCTATTTGTGACATCTTTAGCATACCACATATCAGGATGATCAGCATCGACGGGCTTTACTTTTTTGGATTTTTCTTTTACTTTTTTCTTTTTTATTTTGGTCAAATATTCTTTGAATTTCATTCTGTAAAATCTGAGTCTGGTTGCATTTCCATTTTAACATCGGCAAAAAGAACTTTGCCTTTTTTTATTTTTATATTCTCTATTGCTATACCAGTAATGGCCATATCAGTTTTTTTCATATGATCGTTTATAATACCTATAAGTTTCTTTTTAAGATTGCCAGGCATTTTTTCATTGGCCAGGCCTGTTTCTAGTTTTGCTTCAGATATTAATTCTTTAAATTTCATTTTAAATTTCTTTTAAAAAATTATCATATAATCCAATAAGTTTTTCTTTGATTGTTACGCCTTCTTCTTTATTCAAATTACTAATTCTATTCTTATAAGTGATGGCAACATTTTCTTTAATATAACCATTTTCTATATAGAAATCAGTTTTTTCCATAATACAATCTACCCACGCATCTGGCGCCGATGGGTCTGCCACAACATCGTTGGTCAACCAATTATAATCTTCATTAACATAATTAGTACCTTCTTTCTCTTTCAATGTTCCTAAACCTCTTGTGGAAGTTCCGAACTTAATACCTTCTTTAGCAAGACCATAAGCAATAGCACCATTAGGTACACTTTTCATAATTCGTGCTTCACCAACATAATTACTACCATCTTTTTTAAGACTTAATATCTTGATTGCAGCATTTTTTAATAATACTTCAGGTTCTTTTGGATGATCTAAGTCGCCAGTTAATTTATCTTCAGCTATCATCTTTTGAAGTTTATAGCATTCTCTTTCCAGAATACTGTTTGGATAAATTCTACCATTTTTGTTTTTAGTTTCTGCTTGTGCAAAAATCCCTTTTATAAATACATTTTTATTACCTTTATCATCCTCTTTGATATAAGATTCTGTATCAAGAGGTGAGTGAAATTCTCTAAGTAGTCGCATAATTATTCTCCTTTATTATCTTCTTCTTTTTCACCTTTATCATCATCAACATCATCAACTTTTGGTTTGTTTGTATTATCAACTATTTCTTGTTTTTTATCGGCAATCTTATCCATTATTTTTTCTTTTACTCCAGCCTCAAATTCTTTTTTAAAATCTGATGGACTATCGTTATATACTGCCTTAAATATTTTCTTCCCTTGAACACTACTCATCATAAACTCCTTTGTTTATATATTATTATTTATACCTTAAAACTACTTATGTGCTTATTTTCTTTATACAATACTTAATAAGTCCTATAACTGTAACAGTGAGAATTAACATTCCTATCTTGCCCATTATTTCTTTAAACTTATCCAATTGTTATCCTTTAAAACATTCCTTCCGAAGCATCGTCTTCAGAGTCTCCATATTTTGCCTGCTCTTCGGCTAATCGTTGTTCAAATTCTCTTATCTCATCATCGGTTTTCCCTAATATTTTTTTATAAACATCATCTCTTGAAAACCATTTGCCGATATAATCATCTGCAGAACTTAATATATCTAATTGTTGTTGCATATTTGAATGTCTTTTTGCTTGAGCAAATCGAGTATCACTTCTATAAACAAATACTAATTTTCTTTTTATAGACATCCATTCTTCAGCTTTAATTAATTTTTTATAAATTAATTGTTTCTTTAAAATCTCAGAAAACAATTTATTAAATTTACCTTGTACCTTTCTAATAAATTTAGAAAATTTTAATTCTTCTCTGGTTATTTCATTACCAGTTGGCATAACAATATTAGAGCCTTGCCTATCTTCACTGTTCAACCTACCAAAAGGTACGTGCAATGCTTTCGCAGCTTTTCTTTGGAAATATAATAAGTCTTCTATCGAACCAAGATCACCAACACTTGAAAGGGTATCAATCTCAGTTCCTTTACCATTCCGTCTTAATAAGAAAAAATCTTCCAAAATAGATGGGTGTTTATTTTTTGATACCAATGTTCCAGTTGTTTCATTATAAACTTTTTTCTGTTTATAAGTATTGATAACTTGTTTTAAATATTGTTCAGCTTTTTTAGGTGGCAAGTTACCAGCATCAATATAAAATACTCGTCTTTCAGGGGATCGAACAATACGATAAATTAAAAAGTGATCTTCAAGAGTGTCCAACCTATTAATATCTTTTAGTGCTGTTTGTAAATATGATATTGGAATTTTTTTCTCGCCTTCATAAATTCCACTAGGAACAAAAATCATTAATTCGTCAGGAACTACTAATACAGCATCACGGCCGTCTTCCATTTTAATACTTTCAGAATCATAAACATATGTAAATACTTTTTCTGTAGGATCCCAATTTCTTTTTAGATTTAAAGGAGACATCATTTTAACCTTTTGTATGCCTTTTTCTAAATGGTTTTTGTCCAACACAATCTGTAATAACAATCTACCATCAACATACCATTGTCTAAAATAGCTATCACCCATATCATCAAAATCCATAATATCTAATAATTTTTGGAATTCATCCGATATTCTTTCTTTTACCGTATCTTTTAATTTATTTTGGGGATCGTTATATGTAATGGTAACGGGATTATCTGGAAGTTCCGATTTATAAATGGACTCATTTACAATCTCATCGAGAGCATCATTAACATATGACATTTGCCCTACATATCTATATCTTCTTATCAAGTCATTTAATGTTTTATCATCTGGTTTATCTAATTGAAAAACTGTAGAATAGCTTGTAGACGATACAGTATCAACGTCGAGAGCATCTACATCATCAAAACTACCGAACTCAGTGGTCTTTCCTTTTTCTTTTTGTTTTTCTTCATCAAATTCTTCAACAGGTTTTTGAATTTTATCAACTATTTCTGGTTGTAAAAAATATTTTATCTGTTCTGTTAAACTATTGTACCATGCCATTATTATTCCTTTTATAGTATATTATTATTTATACCTTAATTGTATTACTTTATGCGATCTTTAATCCATTTTTCAACATCATGTTGTGATGTGTCCACCCATTCAGGAGTTCTGTACAAGAGAGTTTGTAACATATCATTATTTTTAATTCTCATTACTGTTAGTCCGCGCATTTTTAAAACATGAGACCATAAATATCTTTTGATGGCAGGTTTTATATATTTTTTAAATCCGGCCAATCTACTTATAAAAATATCATATGTCATAGGTTTTAAAATTTCATTTTGTACAAATTGTCTGGGGTACATTCTCATAATACGATCTAATAATAATGCTCTATATTTTGGAATAAGATAATGGAAATTAATTCCTAAGAAACCTATCTTGTCCAATTCTAATACGAGTATCAAAGGGTATCCGTCATAAAATTTTAGTTTGCCTTGTTCGTACAATTTGCTAGCATACTGGAACATATAAAAAGTTCCAGGATATCTCATTACATAATCATTAATATCTTTTTTTGGATCTGGTTCTTTTCTAAAAGCATCAATACGATCTCGTAGCCATTGTATAGCCGCTTGTTTTCCTTTTTCAAATGTGGCATCGGCAGTCCCAATAAAAGTATCTTTAATTTTTTTTATTGACGAATCGAAAAATTTTTTTAAGTTTCCTTGTTTTACTGCCATTTACATTCCTAAGCTTCGCCATAATTTATCGGCGTCGATTCCTATAAAATCTTCTGATGGTAAATGTATAACCTTGTGTATATCAGTATTTTTAATTAATTGTGGTTTCATTATCCTATCTTTAATATAAAGTTTTATCATAAATGTTGCATATTTAACTTCACTAGCAATACTGGACCATTGTAAATTTGGTAACGGCTTATTTTCCTTAAATGCTTTTTTTCTTAATTTTTTTAATTTATTAATTATTTTAAGTCTTGCTGATCGTTTTACATAATGAAAATTTAATCCTTGTACATATCCGCTATTCTGTCCGAGAACTAATATCAATGGCTGTTGATCATAAAAATCCAGTTTATCTTCTTCATACATTTTAGATGCATAGTTCATGGTAACAAAATGGCCAGTCTTAATTCCTGTCCGAACATTTATTTTTTGTTTTCCCTTTTTAACTAGATTTTTGACCCAATCGGTGAGTCGGTTTTCTGATAATCTTGAAATTCTTTTCATATTATTATTTATGCCCGTATAGATCACGATCTGTGATTTTTTTGAATAACATATTTCTTTTTTTGGCATATATATCTGCCGCTTTCCATTTTGCTTGATTTATAGTCCATTCCAAAATAGCATGTGTTTTTGATTTATGAGACATGCCTTCAGTAATATATGGTTTATCTAAAGTGCTATTATATGGTTTAATTTCTATCAGAGATTCTTTTTCTTGTCCTCTATGATTTTTAAACTTAATATAAAAATCCATAAAGTATCTATGTTTACGGTTATCAACAGGGCTTTTATAAAAAATTATATCTTCCTCTGATCGCCATTGTAATATATTTGGGTTTTCATCACAGTATTTCATAAAACATTTTTCCAGAGAACTTCGGAAAACTATCTTATCTTTTATTCTACCACAATATTTTTCGGGGAATTTTAATTGATTTATAGAAATTACACCTTGTACAAAATTATTTTTTGCCATATTAAACTCGTATTAATATTTATAGGCGTAAAAAAACCGCCAATCGGCAAAATGCTAATTGGCGGTTTCAAATAATAATTTTTTAAAAACTATTATATTTCTTTTGTAATATGTGTAATATACGGATTTTTCATTATCCTTTTCTTTTTAGACCAATATCTAAAATCTGAACTATATTGTCCAGCCCAATAAGCAAGACATGCCATTGGGTAATCGTCATATGTTTTATATAACGTCTTCATTGTTCGGACACCACAAGCAATTGAGTATCCAATTCTTCGGAAATATACTGTACACCGTTTTACATATTTTTTTCTTCTTTCTAATAAATTTTCCAATCTAACAATTTGTTTATCTGTCTTATCTTTTTTATTTCTTAGATAAAAGACACATTCATTATTTTTTTGTGTAAATTTAGTTTCCCTTTCAATTTTAATAAGAGCATCATGCAATTTTTTGTCTTTCCTATCTTTAGCGAGCCAATAAAGTCTCTCTATTTGGAATCTAGTTAATTGCATAGATCCATGGGCAAAATATTCTCCATTTATTTTGGATTTTGCCGAGTGTTTGAATCTGCTCTCTTTTTCGACTTGCAATGCTATTTTCCTAGGGAAAGGAAAATTTTGAATTTTACACTCAATCAAAATAACTTCAGTATACCTGATAGCTATATTTGGTTTTACATATTTGGATGCCAGATTATATATAAATTTATAATCCGACACAGAAACTTTATGATACTTATTCATATATGGAATCTTATATGTTACATTTGTAGTATATGACGATGTCATTGACCACAATAGAATAGCGAACAATAGTGAAAAAATTTGTTTAATCATATTTTCTCCTGTATATTTTGTATTTATATGTGGGGTTGTTGTGAATGAGAACGATGATCAGTTATGATCATCGTTCTCATGTGATGTTTGTATAAATAGTTAGGTTAAGGTTATCGAACTATTCGACCTTCAACCCCTCTATTTCTTAAAAATGAATTAAAAAGTGAAGAATTAATTACTTTTTGTTCAACTTCTTCTACTTTTTCTTTTCCATAATCTTTGATACAGTCATTTTTTTCTTTTTGATATATACTGTCTTTATCGACATGCATACTATGCATTAGAAAATAACATAATCTATGGAAGATTTTTTCATTATTTTTTGATGTTTCTTCTGACCAAGGAATCATTTTTATTTTAATTCCTCAAAATATTCATCAGTTTCATCCTCATCTTCAGAATCATCCTTTTTTTGGATTTCTGGAGTTTTTTCTGGCTCAGTTGTAGCTTTTTCTTCTATTGAAGTGGCTACTGGGGCAACAGTTTCTCCTATAATCCTTTCAAGTTTAGATTTTATTCTATCATAATCTCCAAACTTTTTAGCATCAATAAATTCTGATAAATCATAAATTTCATTGAAAACATTTTCCAATTTTTTATCATCATCAAAAAGGGGTGCTGGAGTCATGAATTCACAATTATCATAATTGGAATACCCAGCAACTGTACGGATTTTTAATTTGAAATTTGCTCCTGCAAATAAGTCAAATACATCAATTACATCATCAGAATCAAATTCTGGTTGTAATTTAGCCATAATTTTTTCATAAACTTTTTGTCCATATCTAAAAATCATAACTTTGCCTTCATTGTCCGTATTTTCCGAATCTTTTACGACATAAACGTTTGAGTAATAGAATTTTTTTCTGGATCGTTGTCTACCAATATTTTTTAATTGTTCGGTAGAATCTTCTCCCCAGAATTGATTATTTGATTCACAAACTGGGCACTTTTGTTTGATGGTAGTTGGACATTCATTAATAAACCATCTGCCTCGATGTTGAAATGAATGTTGAAATGTTGAAATGATTGGTGGGAGGTCGTTTTTGGATGGTAAAAACCTTAATACTGCAAAAGCATTTCCAGTTTTATCCTTGGTATATTTGAATATACGGTCATCCGTATAATCTTTTTTCTTTTTTTCATTAGCGTCTTTAATCTTTGATATTAAATCCCCAACGTTTTTCCTCTTTTTTTTGTAATCATTAAATGTAGTCATAATTGTCTCCTTGTATTTTTGTATTATTTTACACTATTTTTATTATATTGTATGAATTTGGTCAATGACCCGTTTCGTACATTATTATTTATACTTATATTATATGATGAATTGTATTTTAAGTCAAATTTTATATTTCAAACTCGGGAGTCATACTATCATATTGTAATGTTAGGGACAATTCCAAAGGATCTGCACCATAATTATCGTATGATAAACTGGGAATGCTAGGTAAAAATAGCCCAGCAAAATTAAATTTTGCTATAACCGATTTTAGGCTATTATTAAATATTAATACCATACCGTTTGACTTAGGATCGACGTGGTCTTCGCCAGGCAATCCCAAATATAACCAGTTATAAAGTTCTTTATATACTTGAAAATTCTCGTCCAGAAAGACTGTAAGTGATAAATCACCATATGTTATATTATTCCCAGGATGTTTTATATCATATGGTTGATGTTTTGTTGATTCGGTTGAAAGTGTTATGTCTGGTAATTGGACATTTTTCAACCAAAATTCTGCATTGGGTCTATCGGTTAATATTAATTTTGCCCGACTATTAAAAGCATTTGAAAAGGATGTTATATTTGATACATCAGTCATTTTTTATTTCCCAAAGTAAATTTACTCACTAAATTATAATTATTTTTTTCTTTATGAGGAACTATAAACAATTTTATATTGCCTTTATTTTCTAGTATATATTGTTCATCTATCAATTTAATTAATTTCCAATTTGATAATAAGAATATTATTGAGTTTCTTCTATAAAAGTCATCTTCCGTCATATGTATTTTTTCTTCTTCTACCTTATTATCATTCTTAAAAGAAAACATGCTAAACAATTCTTTAAAATGTACAAGGAAAAACCGGCCGGAGTTATGAAATATATGACATGTTTGATAAAGTTCCTTGGCATTATCATTCAATATCCCTATCCGCGTCAGCGTTTCTACTATCACATTAAACCCAGATATTAATTCAATCTCTACATAATAATTCTTTATCATTATCCTTTATCCTAAAAATTCTTTTTTTCAAATTATCTTCCCATCTAATCATCTGTAAATTTTCTTTAGATACGCATTCTTCTATGGATATATTTTTATAAAAACATTCAAAAACAGAAATAATATGATCTAATTGGTACCCACCAGATACACCACATTTTGTCCTTTTTAAATTTTTAGGATTAAGTTCTGTTTTATATTTTTCGTATATCCTGTTTGTTAAATATCTAACTTTATTTTTATATTTGTTATATTTTGGATATTCTTTTTTAACTCTTTTTATATCAAATTTATGATACCACTTATATAAAGAACTTTTACAATTTATTTTTAAAATTGACATTATTTCTTTGTCTTTATAGCCAGAATCCAACAAATTTTTTATCTCATTCTTATCAAATTTATATTTTCTATTGTTTCCACCACCTTTTTTTCTAAGATTTAATTTAAAAGAGATTATAAATTCCCTAATTCTTTTTTTACTACATTTATAATGTTTTGTTAATTCTAATTGTGACATATTTTTATAAAGATCACAAAATTCATTTTTATTTGGATAATATTTTTTATCCATTATTAAATAGCGGGCATTCCGCCAATATCACCAGCGCCGCCTAATAAATCTTCTTTATCTTTTTCTTTTTTCTTAGTTATTTTCATAATCTCTTTAAATTTTTTAAAATCCATTTTATTTTTAAGAGATACTTTTGTTATCATTTTATCATAATCAACCCGTTCTTCTTCAACTTCTAGTCCTAATCCCAATTCTTTTGATAATTCTTTTAATCCAGTTTTTAATTCAGAGTCTACTTTTCCGTTAAGAATTACTGTATTTTTTCCATTATTTATTTTATAATCCAATCCGGAATGGCCAAATTCTTTAACCATATCAATTACCATTTTTATTTTTTCGGCATACGGCAATAATGAAAAGTCTTCTATCTCTGGATCTCCCTCATCTGTTGCTTCAGGATTTTCAGGATCGACTTCGCCACCTTCTCCTTCAGGTGATTTCTCTTCAGTTCCCGAATCTTTCTGATTAGGATCCGCGGAAGATTTTTTACTATCCGTACCATCTTCAGATCCTTCTGTGGAATCCAATGTAGAGTTTACATCTTTTAGTAATGCATCTACGTCATCGGCTTCAATTATATAATTATCATTCATATTTCATTCCTTATTTGTTTAATTGTTCTAATTTAGCATCTACCCTTTCAATACCATTTTTAACAGATTCTATTTGTTTTTTCATAGCATCTTGTTTTTCTTTATTATTTTCGTCTTCAGCAGCGTGCAATGCATCTGTTATTCTACCAATGGCCTCTTTTAATTTTTGTTTATGTTCTTTAAGTTTTGCTATTGCTAATTTCTTTTTTGATTCGGCACTATCTTCTATATCTTTAGCTTTTTTTTCTCTAGCTTTTGCTCTACCAGCTTTTGTTAATTTGCTCTTTGCTAATTCTTTAGCTTTTTCGGCACCTTTTTTTATAGCGCCACCGGCCTTGCCTGCTAATTTTTTTAGCCCTTCACCAGCTATATCTAAAAGGTCTTCATTTAATTCAAACGCTTCTTTTAATTTCATAATAATATTCCTATCATTGGTATATTATTATTTATATGGATAATCAGTCTTGAATATATTTGGATTTTAGTTTTTTGATTTGTTCTTTGGATAATAATTGGGAATATTGTTTTGCTATTCCCCTATTAACATGATATATATTGCATATATCATCTATCATTTCCGACTTACTAGCTTTGATATATTTTGCATATCTTCTTTTGTTCGGAATGCCATAAAGATAAAAATAATATTGATCTTTTTTTGACATATTAGTCTTGTTCATTTCATTTGCAAAATTAATTGTTTCGGGATGCATGCTCATAAACCTATTAATAATAAAAGGGTTATAAACGGATTCAAATTCATACCACCTATCATCAGATGATGAGTTGAGATGGGTTATTAAATCAAATAGTCCTGGTTTTTTATTCTTTGGCATCCATACACCTTGGACAAACTTTTATTTCCTTTGCAATCTCATTACCAGACCCTTGTTCTTGTCCTTCTGCGTCATAGTATTTTTTGTGTCTAGTTTCTATTACTTCTTTTTCTTCTTTTTCGCCTGGTTTTGTTATTTTGTTACATTTACCACAATAAAACATTTTATTTATCCTTTTTTGTTAAAGCTTTAGCAAGCTTTTTTTGTTCAATAACTTGGCCATCTAATTTGGCTGATATGGCTTTTTGTCCGATAATTTTAATATTTTCAAATCCTTTTTGTTTAAGGATTTTCCTCAATTCTTTATTTTTAGTTCTATTGGGAACTTTTGATTTTTCTTTGTTTAATTTTCTTCGGGCATCTTCCTTTAATTGGGACAATACACCTTTGGACACAATCATTTTCGCATCTTCTTTTTTCTTTTCTTTTTTCAATTTAGCATTCTCTTCTTTTTGTCTTTCAAATGCTTTCTTCAATCGATTATTTAATCTATGTTCTCTATTTGACATTATTAACTCCTTCTATTATATTATATAATGTTTTATATTTTAAATCAAGTTTTTGTGAGCCTTTTTATCTCATCTACAATGGGTTTCCCAATATGTTCGTTTATGACAGAATAAGCTTTGGCGCCCATAAATTTTTCTGCGTCCACTTCTATTTCTATTTTGAATATGGGCTTTTTTGTCCATTCATTAATAGACTCATTAAACTTTCTTATTTTGATCATTTCCATTCTCCTTCGCATTTTTCTGGAACGCTTTTATATCGCAAGTATCTGTTGTGCATCCTGCTTCGCCTTCACCTTTTGTTTTTATTTTGTTCAACTTATATTTTTTTAACTTGGAATACATATCAATATATTGATCTTCTGTTATTTCCTCATACGGGGCTTGTTTATATCCATGATCTTTTAATGGTAGAAATGATGCGGCTTTTAATCTATGATCATAATATTTTAGTGCTCGTTTAAGATCGTCCACTTCATCTTTATGGAATGATACTGTTATACTGACTTGATTATCACTCCAATAATTCTGGTATAGGGCAGCATTTTCTAATTGTTCCCAAACAGTAACATCATTTTTTCCAATAATAAAATTCTTATCATGAATAGGAAATTCTACACATACAGATGTTTTACTATATGTATCATCCTCTACTTTATGTCCAGCATCTTTCAATATTGGAACATACTCGCTATCTTTATCAAATCTTATTCTTCTTATATAATATTTTGAATGTGGATAATGTATTCCTGGGTTTACGCCTGGTAAAAGAGAAATTGTACCACTCGGTTTTACTGTTGTTCTTTTTTTACTTCTAGGAACACACAACCAATCAGAATATTGTTCGTCAAAATCTGTAATATGATTATATCCTTGTTCACACCAATCTATCATGGTCTGTTGTCCGTGTTTATAAAACGCATCGATGATGCCAGATTGTGAAATTCCCATACGTCTATTTTTCATCATGACAGCATTTGTTTCGGCCCAATGGGTATTAACCAGTGTAACCGATTTTGTATAGAGATATGACAATTCTAATGTATCAAAAAAATCTTCTAATGTATCATGCCTTGATGGGAATGTTTCTACAAGACAGCACATCTCAAAACTTTCTAAAGTCTGTTCACCGCAATTATGGACTAATGTTTTATTAGCAAAGAAATTATGATTATGTTCGGTACTAATATCATATACATCTTGATTTTTTTCAACTGTAATACTTTTAATTTTCTTATTTATTAATTTCATTTTAGAATTTCCTTTATTTTTCTTTTTTTATCTTCTCTTTTATGATAATCAACTGTAACAGTAGCATAAAAATTTATATCTTGTATTAAAGGTTTTACATCTTTCATTTCATTATCGGTAAAAGTATACCCGCGCATATGAGATAATATGGAATTTAAATTCTGTTTAATAGCATCCAAATTCCTTTTTCGTACAGGATTTATTATTTCTTTACTTTTTTCCATTCTCTTACTTCTTTATTATAATTATGGCAATAACCTGTAATATCATCAACTTAATTTTTGCACAACTTTTTCATTGATTCGTTATCCCATAATTTATATTCATAATACATACAATTACTTGCCATGAAATTATTGATACTACCAACCGTTTTATCTGTCGGTATCATTTTCTGAATTTTTGCCACGAATGTAATATCACCATATAAATCACAAATGTGGGTATGAGCGCACTCCCAACAAGTTTTTTCTTTTTTCATTTATTCAATTCCTATTAAGGTATCATCTTTTGTTAATTGTGATGCCTTGATATATCCTCTTTCTTCGGTGTAAACTTTATGATCAGGGGTTAATTCTAAATTAGTCCCATCATCAAATTCAACTTTTATAATATCAGCATTTTCTTTTGTCTTAAATGCATCTGTTATTTTTTCCCATTCTTTTTCTTTAGTTTTGATATTATATGTTAATACTTTTACATCTTTATACTTATCGACTAATTCCTTAATTGGTATTTCTCCATTGTCTGTGATGATCATGCTATCGCCAGTTAGACAAGGATTTACACCCTTCGCCTGTTTGTCTTTCCAATTAATCTTATCTTTCATTCTGCCAAACTTTCTAGCTTGTTCCAACCATACAATTCCAGGTTCCCCATTAACAGCAACACTATCAATAATTTTATCATAGTCGTCCCCTACTAATGCGAACACGCTATTATTACTGGCCCACCTATGAGATTCTAATTTATTTTTATCTTGCTTCATAGTAAGATATGGTTGATCGTCTATTCTACCCAATGCTATTTCTGCAGTACGTCTTACATTTCCAGATATAACACATTTGCCTATTAAATTCATTATATCAACTATATCTGTGGATTTTAAAAATTTTCCATCTTTGGGTTTCAATAATTCTTCAAGTTCATTCATTAATTTATTTAGAGGTTTGGCCCCAGCGGAAACGCCGCCAAATCCTTTTATTGGTTCGCCGGCCTTACGGATTTTAGAATAATCAAAAATATATTTCTTTTCCCCAAATAAATAAGCATTGAGTTGCATTCTTAATGTTTCTACCCAACCTTCTCTGGTATCTGGAATCTCATAAACTCCATTTTCTTTGGACGGGTTTTTAATTATTATTTTATCTTCACCTCTTGTATCAAATCCTACACCAACACCTAACATGCTCATGTCCATCATGAATTCAAAAGATCGGGTTCCCTTAATATCAATATCTTCTGTACTGGTAAAAGCACAATTATTTAATGCGGCTGAACCATGTTTCTCAATAAACGGAGTTCCCATAATCCATAGTCCACGGCCTGGTGGTAAAAATTTAAATTCCCACATTGCACGGTACATTTTTTGTGCGGTTCGTTGGGCTTTTCTATTTTCCCATGGCAGTCCAAGTCCTATACAATGTTGTTTTTGAATTGTAAACGTTCCATTTACTACTCGTTGTAATGTTTGCCAGAACTCTTCTGTACCACCTTGAGGTAATGTCCTAGCATAAGTTCTCTTATATGTTATATAACCAACAGGTCCCCATTTGGGTTGTTTGCCTTTAAATTCATCTAAAAAATTTTCTGTTAATTGAAAATAATTAGTATCGTACATAAACTCGGAATCTTTAATTTTTCTTACATGGTTAATCATTCATTACTCCAAAATTGCTTTTATCTTTTCACTCTTTAATTGTAAAATAACATTATCTATAACATTTTTAACCATAGGATCTTTTGCGGTGATCGAAACCATTAAATAGGATTGCATATCCCATTCCATTTCTTTTCTGTTTTTATATTTTTTATAATTGTGATATACAAATTCTTTTATATCTGTTGTTGTGACTAAACGAGTAGTATTATTTGTCAGTTGATCCGAATCCACCCGCGCCTCTTTTAGTTTCATCCAATTCTTTTACTTCAACCATTACACCATATGGTACTGGTAATATAATCATTTGAGCAATTCGATCGCCCTTCTCTATATATTGATGGTCTTTTGTAGTATTATTAATCAATACTTTTATTTCACCTCTATATGATGAGTCTATCACTCCAGCCATACAATGCAATCCTTTTTTGAATGCATTACCACTTCTATCAAATATTTGTCCATAGTATCCGTCTGGTATTTTCATTGATATGTTAGTTTCAACCAATATTCTAAAATTGGGCGGAACATCACATTCATTACTAGAATATAAATCCCAACCCGCATCCGTATTATGGGACTTAGTTGGGACAGTTGCATTTTCATTTAATTTTTTTACTTCTATTTTCATTTACATTTGTCCTGTTTTATATCTGGCTTCATCTACCATATCACGGCCTTTGCGCCATTTATCATCTTTAGCGGCAGTGTCTTCTAAATAATCATGTTCTTTTTCGGCATCTTCCATATCTTCTTTGCTGCCAGTTTTATATCCGCCTCTGCCTTTGAATCCGCCACCATTTCTAACAGTCCATCCTGGACCGATAAAATGTACTGGAGTTCCGCCAGACATATCTTGATATAATTTTTTCTCATTACATTTGGGACATTTACCTTTGATCTTTTTGGTGTATTGAGCAACGCTTATCACCCATTCTTCTGTATGATCACATTTATTGCAATTTATTTTATACGTTGGCATTATTGCTCCTTCTATATTAATATTTATATTTCAAATTTTTTGTTAGTCATCTTAGGTTCTGGTAATCCCAATTTATCTATTACCCCATATGATAATGCATTTTTTTGGTTAAAGAAAAAATCTCGGGTGACGCGTTCTTTGGTTTGTTTTACCCACCATGCATAGTTTTTCTTTGTTTTTTTGGAGAACCTTGTTAATAGGTGTTTCGATAATTCTTTATTTCTTTCCAGATTTTCTTGAACTTCATCAAGTTTTCCAGCATCAAATATAGCCATATCATGAAACATAAAATCTGATCTTTCAGATGCCCATCGTACATCTCCCGCGGCAGATAACAATAATCCAGCAGAATATGCTATACCTATAACAACTGTATGGAATTTAATACCGCTATCTTCAATAACAGATATAATAGAATTTGCTATATTAACCGCTCCTCCTTGACTATTAATAAAAATAATAGCCTCTTTTTCATTATTATTTTTTAAATCATAATAAAATTCCATGAAATCGCTTAACATTGCATCATCAAATTCCCCATTACATAACCATTGTCGTATAGTTTTATTATCTCTTGTATCTGTACCCATTATTATCTCCTTCTCAATAATTTTAATTTTATTTTTGCTTTTAAGCCAGAATAAATATTTCTATTTATCATTTTATTTAATGATGATATCGAACATCCATCCATGATCAAATCATTAAAATCTTTAATTTTATTATTTTTAACTTCATCCCAAAAAAATAATTTAATTTTTTTATTTATTACTTTTTCCGCCAATTTTTTAATATGCGTATTGTGGATAATATCCCTATCAAAACACCATACCAAACGATTAGGGGTAAATTTTTCAATAATAATATCAATATCCGACATGCCCCCCGCAACTGCAATCCCATTTTTGATAAAACAAGCATCTAAAACTCCTTCCGACACATAAACTAATCCGTCATCTATATTATTTATGCCCCAAATTTTTGGAGCATTTTCATCAATTTTGGTTGTAACGTATCTTAAATCTGTATTATATAATGCTCTACCTTGTAAATAAGTTAGATTATTATCCTTGTTATAAAATGGAATTACAATCCGCTTATCAGATTTTACTTCATAATCGATATTGCCCAATTTGTTTTCTTTTAAAAACTTGGAATAATTATCTGTATAATATAATGTTTTAATAAGGCTTTGAGGCAATTTTCTTTTGTCACAAAATTCTATAGCTTTTTGTGACAATGGACTAAGTTTTTTTAATATATCTTTATTCTTATTTTTATTAATTCTCTTTTTTAATTTATTGAATGCGGAATTACTATTTGTTATAACTGGTGTTACATTTTTTCGCTTTAAATTACCTAGATAATATTCTTTTTTGAAATCATTATATATGATTGGTTTATATTGTCTAAGGAAATTCTTAAATGATAAATCTACATTGCAATTATGACAAAAATATGTTACCATGTCTGGTTTAACTAAAATCCAACCACGCGTTTTTCGAGTTGATTTTTTGCTATCTCCACATATAACACATCTAAAATTATAATTCTGTCCAGTCTTTTTCATTTTATCAAAATTACATAGATGGACATATTTATCTATTAAGTACGTTGGTATCATTTTTTCTTTTTTGGATTATTATCTCCCCACATTAAGAATAATAAACAGCATCCTGCATGGGCTAAATGGCTTTTACCACTTTCTTTATCAAATCGTTCTCCGTTCTGCCATGCGACCATATGTCTTTGCATTGCCGAGAAATATCTATCGTCCATGTTTTTAACATTTTTCCAATTATCATCGTTATACTTTGCCGCACCAAATGTCAAAATATCGACTATCTCTGATGTTTCTACCCATGGTAACAATGACCATCTTGGCTTTCCAAAATCTCCTTTTGCGCCACCTTTGCCCTTGCATTTACAAATGGACAATGGTTTTTTGCAACTCCCGCAAATTTCTTTTTTCATTATTTCCCCGTTATCGCTTGTATTTTTAATTGCTTGGCTATTTTTTTCTTTTTGGTTTTATCAAAAAACATGGCATGATCCATTTTACTTTTATAATGTTCCAATTTTTTTAAATTCATTTTAATCTTATCCAATCTATCCTTGGATGGCTCATCTTGTAATACCCATGTTACATTGAATAGTGGGCATTGTTTTATTTTTTTAACTTCTCTTGCAGTGTCTTTCATTAAATTATGATATTTTTTGTTCATTTCATCATTTGATTGAGATGGGTAATAACCAATAATATAATCTCTACATTCATTAATTAAATTTCCAACTGGACATTTATTACAATCATCATTCCAATCACAATTAGAATGACAGGATCCACAATAGTCGTCCAATAAATTAATAAAAGTTTTTATCATTAATTGTTCATACATCGCATATGAAAATGGAGATTTAAGTCCCATAATTATTTTCCTTCTGACATTTTTAATTTAATAAAATATCTTATATTTCTAGGGAACTGGTTATACATTTTTTTCTTGAGCCTGTATAATCTTCTGTTTGGTTTGCCGTCCTTATCGTTGCTTGATTTTCTAATCAACAATGCTGTTTTCTTTCTCATAATTTTGTCTCCTTAAAGTCTTGATATTCTTCTGTTTCCGCAAGTTTGCGGGAAATTGTTTTCACCCATGTGCCATTACTATGTAATACCCCATAATCTCCAGTTACCTCGCAGGTATTAGCCGATATATTCTCGGCAGATGATACCATTTGAGATATCATGTCTCCCCATAATTCTATTTCTTTTTCATTAAAAGGATTATCCTTATCTAAAATAGTATTTATTTTTTTAGATTTTTTTATATTTTCGGTATTATATGAATAATAAAACCTCAATGTTCCAAATTTTTCTTTTACCTGAGTGGCTTTTACTTGAATTCCAGTTGTTTTTTTAATAAGAGTTAATTTCTGACATAATTTATCTATTAAATCGTACCATCCATCACCAATATCTAGTCCCCAACACATACAAGTCTTGCTCATATCCAAATCTTTCTCAATAAAAATATCTGGATATTTATTATATATTTTATCCTGTAATTCTTTTTTCATATTTATTTATCCTTAAATAATTTTTCTAAATCTTCAAAATTATAAACAACTGGTATGTTTAAAGATTCTGCCAAATCGATTTCTCGTTGGGTTCCTTTACTAGTTTCCCATTTAGGGCATACATAAACAGCATCAGATGATGCCAACCATGGTTGGCTATTATCGAAAAAATCATCATATGTCCATGTTCCAGTCGACATGCCCATAATAAAATCAATACATGGAATAAAAACAGCATAGCCTGCCTTTCTTAATTTGTCCGCATGTCTTATCATTAAATTACAATTATTGAGATACTTTACTGCATCATCGTCATTTAATTTTCCTGCAACATATATTTTTTTCATATTTTTCATTATTTACTCCTTCAATAATAAATCTATTTAATAAATTTTCCCATTTTTTTTAATTTTATCATCTTCATATTTTGCAACCAGTTCTCTTTCGTACTCAGTTTTAACATCATTTAATACACCAGTTACATCGGATAATGTATCATAACAAATACCCTTTTTCTTTGTGTATTCTAAAATCAATTTTGTTATGCAATAATTCAAATGCCCTTTTTTAAGTCCTTCATCTTTTATATCATCCATGATTTCATCGATCATATAATCGTAAAGCTTTCTATCTTTTTTTTCTATATATGGCATTTTATAACCCCTTATGTTCTATGCCTTTACTAGCAAAATATTTTTTACAAGTTTCCTTATAAGAGCAATAATAATTACATCTATTAAAACTGCCTTCGGCGCCAAATTCTTTCCAATCATCACATTCATAGCAAGGTTTATCAGGCCCATCCGATTCTAGTAAATTTTGAATATTAGCATCAGCTTTGATATAATAATCCATAACAAAATCATCATTCAATATCTTTACTGGGACAGAAAAATATTGCCATCTAATTCCATATCTTTTCGGGCTAGCCATTGGGCTATAATCTATTAATACAACATCCATAAATAGTCCAGATATTTTTATATTTCGTTCCTTTTCTAATAGCATGCGGTAACGATTCAATTGCAATACAACGTCATCAGTATCTTTTAGTTTACTTCCTGTTTGTTTATACGAGGGCGAAGCAAATTTCTTTTCCCCAATTTGTTCATAGTCCAATAGATAATACATCTGGGCTGTTTTTTTATTTTTAATATCATGTAGATAATATTTACCATCTACTTCTTCTAATTGATCTGCGCACCCATAGTTCAAATCATCTTGTAATTTAATTTCAGTTTCAATACCAACAGCATTTTTACCAGCGTCTTCGTGTAATGAATGGTTCACCGTTCCTGTCATAGAATAAATATTGTCTTCCAACTTGGATATTCCATCTTGTTTGATGGCCATCCAGTTTCTTACATGCGGATTTAATGCTTGAGTTACTGATAGTTTCCCTGTCCATTCTCTTTGTGAATAAAAAACATGTGCTGGCATAGTAGCTGGGCAACATCTTAATTTCATTCTACATTTTTTAATACATTCTTCACATTTAATTGTTTTGCCATCTGGGCATAAATATTTTTTAATCATTTATTCATCCTTTTTTAATATTTCGATTATTTTTTGGAGTTTTCCTTCAATTACTATAATTCTATGCTCTTGATGATCATAAGTTCTTTGTTTGAGTTTTCCAGTTTTTGGATTAGGCTTTTCATCTAATAATTCAACTTTCATCCGGCCGAAATAACTATTGCTCCAATAATATTTCTTAGGATCAAGATTTATTATTTTACATCTTTCTAATTCTGCCCGTCTGCCGCGGGTAACGGCAAGGATAACAATATCGCCTTT